TTGGTGCCTCGCATGATTACTTACAGGTGATGTATGCCAAGTAAGTATACAAGCGGTAAAAAGGCTATTGCGGAATGTGACCGATGCGGCTTTAGATACCTGCTAAAAGAATTGAAGAAGCTGACGATCAAGACCAAGAACGTCAACATTAAAGTTTGCAAGACATGTTGGGAACCGGATCAGCCGCAGTTAAGTTTAGGTCTGTATCCAGTTAATGATCCGCAAGCAGTACGTGATCCACGGCCTGATGTTTCTTACTGGCAGTCTGGATACTCAGGCTTACAGACGAACATACAAGCTGGAACTTTGGTATCAGAGGATGGATATCCAAGTGGTGGTAGCCGTATATTCCAGTGGGGCTGGAACCCAGTAGGTGGAGCAAGAAGTATTGATAATGGACTGACCCCGAACAACTTGGTAGCTAGTACGTCAGTTTCAAACGTAACCATAAACTAGGAGTACGAGATGGACACAAAACAAGTTAAGCAGATCGCTAGCAAAGAAGTTAAGTCGCACGAAAAGCGTATGCACAAGATGGCAAAAGGTGGCGTAACTACTGAATCCATGGAAAAATACGGTCGTAATATGGCTCGTGCCATGAACCAAAAATCCAACGGAAGAGGTCGATAATGGCTAAGTTCTCGCAGAAGGTTAAGGGTAAGGAAGTGGGTCAGGCTGCTGTGTATGCTGCACCTCATGATATGAGCGGTAAAGCTACTAGCATTCAAGCTGACTCTGCTTACACCACTGGTGCTAAGGTTATGGACAACATGAACATCTCTGTTGCTGGTCTGAGCAAGGGCAATACAAAGCCTGCTAAGACTGACGGCATCAAGATGCGCGGTGCTGGTGCAGCCACTAAAGGCACGATGTGCCGTGGGCCGATGGCATAAATGAACTACACCCAGTTAAAAGCTGCGATTCAGTCGTACACGGAGAACTATGAGACCGAGTTTGAGTCTTATATTCCTACGTTTGTACAGCAGACCGAGACTCGCGTTTATAACACTGTTCAGCTTCCGTCATTGCGCGCAAACAGAACGGGTGTGTTGACTACTGGTAACAAGTATTTGCCCTGCCCGCTGGATTTTCTGTCGGTGTATTCGTTGGCGGTTATTGAGAACTACAACACTGCAAATGAAACGTATCACTACCTTTTAAACAAGGATGTGAACTACATTCGTGAAGCGTATCCAACGCCCGCAGATACAGGACTGCCATCGTACTATGCAATCTTTGGCCCAGCGGTAGCAAGCAACACAGTATCGAATGAGCTGACATTTATTCTTGGCCCGACGCCAAACAGTTCATACTATGCAGAATTACATTATTACTATTACCCAGAATCAATTGTTACTGCTGGAACAAGCTGGCTCGGTGACAACTACGATCCGGTGCTGTTGTATGGCTCCTTGCGCGAGGCTTACCTTTACATGAAGGGTGAGCAGGATTTGATCGCCAATGTAGAAGCAAAGTACAACGAAGCATTAGGTCAGTTGAAACGTCTGGGTGACGGCATGGAACGCCAAGATGCGTACCGTAGTGGTCAGACTAGAGTGAGAGTCACATGACAATCTATCAGGGACTGACTACAAGCTTCAAGGTTGACATACTGAACGGTAAGCAGAACGTAGCATCAGATACTTTGAAGATGGCGCTGTACACCGCGTATGCCACGTTAGATCAGGATACGACTGCGTACACAACGGGCAATGAGATTAGTGGTACTGGCTACACTGCGGGCGGTGAAACACTGTCTAACGTGACCATCAATAGTGGTAGCAATACAGTGTATGTAAGCTTTAGCAATGTGGTTTGGAGTCCTGCTCAGTTTACAACTAGGGGTGCATTGATTTATAACGCAACAAAATCAAACGCCTCGATAGCAGTATTGGACTTTGGTTCGGACAAGATTCAAACTGGCAACAACACATTTACAGTAAATTTGCCGCCTGACACAGAGTCCAGTGCGCTAATTCGTATAACGTAAGGAGTAATCATGGGTATTGAAAATTCTAAATCCAGTGAAATTGTTGCAGGTACTACTGCACGTAAGACTGGTTTTGTTGAAAGCATGTCTGCTGGCGGCGCGTTTACCGTTACCTGCTTAGACAAAGACGGTCATGCAAAATGGGTAGATATTGCGCCTAACCTAGTGGTAAACACAGGCCTGCAAGATATGAACACTAAGTTCTTTAGTGGTTCTGCTTATACGGCTGCTTGGTATGTTGGCTTGGTTAACGGTACATCTGCTTCTACTACGTTCTCCGGCGGAGATACATTGGCTACTCACGCTGGTTGGACTGAAAACAGCAGCTACGCAGGCAACCGCAAGGCAGCTACGTTTGGTGCAGCTACGCTAAATGACCCATCTAACATCAACAACTCAACGTCTACTGCATCGTTTACTATGAATGCAAATGCCACTATTGCTGGCGCGTTCTTAACAAACGTGGCGACAGGCACTTCAGGATTGCTGTTTTCTGAATCAGACTTCCAATCGCCTGGTGACCGTACAGTGGTGAGTGGTGACGTTTTGCTTGTTACATACTCATTCAACCTTGACGCGACCTAATAGGAGATAAAGATGTTTAAAAAAGGCGACGTAGTTAAGGTAAAGACTGTTCTGCCAGAAGGCCCAATAGTTAAGATGCGTATGGACGAGGACGGTACTGTTTATTACCTAATAGAGTGGACTACGGATGGCGTGGCTCACGAGCGTTGGTTCACGGAAGATCAGCTTGTTTCTGCGGGGTAATGTGTGGCCCAAGTCGATGGCGGCTATAGCAGTGGAAACTGGGGTGAGCCTGCGGCGTGGGGTTGCTCGGTCTACTACCCAGTAATCTCTAACGCAGGTTGGGGGTTAGGTGCTTGGGGTTCTGATGAATGGGGTTTAGGTAACGGCGGTTTAGTTAGTGCATCTGATACGGTAGCGTATGTACCTGCTGTTGAAGTTAGTGTATCTGAAACAGTTATTGTGTCTGATACGGTTGCACGACCTAGCGAAAATATACCTGTAAGTATTATTGAAGCAGGTAATATTGCTGACGAGTCATTTGCAAATGTAGCCATACCTGTAACTAGCACTGTATCTGAAACGGCAAACGCAGCAGATGAAACAAGTGGAAACATAACAACAGCAGTAATTAGCTTTGTAAGTGAATCATCAAATATTGCTGACACTACAAGCGCGAATGCAAATTTTGTTGTAACGGTTCAAGAAACAGTTAATGCAGAGAGCATATTAAGCACGTTAGGAATCTTTGTTGTAACTGTTAGTGAGACAGGCAACGTAACGGATCTAGTTTTCCCTAACGGTGTGTTTGCTCAAAGAATTAGTGAGTCGGTTACCGCGCAGGACATTGTAAACAGAAGGTCACTGTGGGAGCCAATTGATACTGGCATTACAGAAGATTGGGTTCTCATAAACACTTATTAGTAAGGACGAATCATGGCAAGCACATATAGCAGCCTAAAGATTGAACTTATCGGCACGGGCGATCAAGCCGGTACGTGGGGTAACACGACAAACACTAACCTTGGTACAGCCATTGAAGAAGCTATCACTGGTTCTTCTAATGTCACCTTTGCTAGCTCAAACGCGGCGATAGCACTGGCAGATACAAATGCTGCTCAAACTGCGCGTAACTTGCGATTGAACTTGGTAGGTACTATTGCCAATGTCCAGACATTGTTTGTGCCAGCGATTGAGAAGCAGTATTTAGTGACGAATGGTTTATCCAACTCTGTCATTATTTCCAACGGTAGTAACGCTTCTCCGACAGGGACTACGTTTACTTTGCCTGCTGGTAGAAGTTCAATTGTGTTTAATGATGGTACAAACATCAATGATGTAATAACGTATGTTTCGTCGTTGGGTAATGTGACTATTACTGGTGGTACGGCTAACGCACTGACGTTAACAAATGTCACTATTTCTAGCGGCACCATAAACGGCATTACATCAAACGCTTCTACGTTTACAAACGTCAGTATCACTAGCGGCAACATAAACAACATTACATCAAATGCTTCTACGTTTAGTAATGTAACCATTAACGGTGGTACAGCTAACGGACTAACAAGCACGAATGTAACAATTACTAGTGGGTCTGCTAACGGCATAACTGTTAGCAATTCAACATTAGTTAGCTCGCAGTTCAACGCATATACAGAAGGTATTACTACTGGTTATGTAAATACTGGTAGTGCTTTTACTTTAAACATCGCAAACAGCACCATCATCACAGCTAACTTGTCTGCTACATGTACGTTTACTATGCCTAGCAACACGGCAGGTAAGTCGTTTATTTTGTTCTTGAAGACAGGCGCTGGTACTAATACGGCTACGTTTACCGGAGTTAAGTTTGTTGGCAATACTGCTCCTACCATTACTGCTGTTGCAAACCGCTTGGACATATTGACGTTTGCTGCTGATGGCTCAAACTGGTACGGCAATTATGCTCAAGGGTATGTACCTTAATAGGGGTTAATAGATGTTTGCTTATTCAAAGATTATGCAAGCGTTGGCTGTTGGCGGTGGAGGTAGCACCGTCATTCAACGATTTTTAATTACTGGTTCAGGTACGTGGACTTGTCCTACTGACGTGACTACAGTTGACTACCTTGTTGTTGCAGGTGGCGGTTCTGGAGGGAGAGCTGCTCCGGGTGGTGGTGGTGCTGGTGGTTTTAGAACTGGAACTGGCTTTGCTGTAACTGCTGGTACGGATTACACAGTAACTGTAGGAGCTGGTGGGGCTTATCCGGTTTCAAACGGTAATGGCGGCAATGGTGCTAATTCGGTATTTAGCACAATAACATCAACAGGTGGTGGCGGCGGCGGACATGATACTAGCAGTGGCAATACTGGAGGTTCGGGCGGTGGAGGTGGGCAATTTAGTACATCTGGAGCCGCTGGTAATACTCCTGCCTCATCAAGTCCTCCTGATTCTAATGCCGTACAAGGAAATAATGGTGGTAAAGGTAATGGTGCCGGTGGTGGAGCAAGTCAAGCTGGAGCTGATGGATTTGGTGCTGGAGGGACTCAATCAGGTAAAGGTGGCGATGGTACAGCTTCTAGTATATCCGGGAGTTCAGTAACCTACGCTGGCGGTGGTGCTGGATATTCTGGAATATTTGGAAATCCTAGTGCTTTAACTGCTTCTGGTGGTGCTGGAGGTGGTGGGAATACAACCGTTTCAGGAACTGCTAATCTTGGCGGCGCAGGTGGTGCTGATGGCGGTTCTGGCGGCTCTGGCATAGTCATTCTTTCTTATTCCGTAGCATCACAAACAGTCTTTACGTTTAAATCATCGACTGCATGGGTATGCCCTACAGGTGTGACTAGCGTTGATTATTTAGTCGTGGCTGGTGGTGCGGGTGGTGGGCTTGATGCAGGTGGCGGCGGCGGTGCTGGAGGTTTCCGTACTGGTACAGCTTTATCTGTAACAGCAGGAACAGAATATACCGTTACAGTTGGTTCTGGTGGAGCTAATGGGAACGGAAGTAACGCAGGAACAAATGGTGGCAATTCTGTATTTAGCAGTATTACTTCAAATGGCGGCGGTGGTGGCGGTTCATTTGGCTCAGGTGCTCTTGTTCTAGCCAAAGATGGTGGTTCTGGAGGTGGAGCTGCATCAGACGGAGGAACAAGGTCAGGCGGCACAGGTAATACTCCTGCCTCATCAAGTCCTCCTGATTCTAATGCCGTACAAGGTAATAATGGCGGTTCTAGTGTTTGGTTATCCTCTGGTGGTGCAGGTGGCGGTGGTGGTGGGGCAGGTGCTGTTGGGTCTAATGCGTCTAGTTCACCTAACTCTGGTGGAAATGGTGGTGCTGGTCTAGCGTCATCAATTTCTGGTTCTAGTATTTATTATTCTGGCGGCGGTGGCGGTTCAGGAGATAGTAGACTTTCTCCCGCTGTACCAGCTGGAACCGGTGGTTTGGGCGGTGGTGGTGCTGGTTCGTTAAATTCTACAGCTACGGCTGGTTCTGCTAATACTGGCGGTGGTGGTGGCGGTGGTGGTAATGCTGGAACGGCTGCATCTGGTGGTTCCGGCATCGTTATTATTAAAATCAACCAATAAGGTCTATGGAAACTAAACTCTACAGAATGTACGGTATTGATGTAGCTATGTCATTGCTGCGTCCTAATGCTAAATGGGAAATATCCAACACTACATTTACACGTTGGGATGATCCTAGACCCTGCCCTAGTTGGGAAGAAGTGCAATGGGTAATGGATAAGATACGTGAGTTTGAGGATAGTATTCCTACGATCTGGCTTGATGAAGATTTAAAGAAGATGAAAGCTGATGCTGAAGAATTTGAAAAGGCGGTAGCGTGAATATAAATAACTTATTCCCAACGCCGGTTGCCTTTTTTAAACTTGGCAGAGATTTGACTGAAACTGAATTAGAGTTTATCAAAGGTCAGGAACGTCATGCTAATGAAGGCAATACGACTAGCAATGATAGGAAGATTTTAAAGAGTAAAGAACTTACAGAGATGCGTGAGTTTATTGAAGATTCGATGATGGAATACTTCAAAGCTATTCATGCTCCTAAGTTTGATGTGAGTCTGTACCTAACGCAGAGTTGGGCTAACTATACGGAAGCAGGACAGTACCACCATAAACACGCTCACCCAAATAGCGTAGTGTCTGGTGTGTTTTATCCACAGGCTGATAGAGCGGTAGATAAAATTTACTTTTACAAGGATGGTTACGAGCGCATTAAGGTTCCTGCTGCTGAATACAATCCTTATAACTCTGAATCGTGGTGGTTTGAGGTTGGTGCTGGTGACTTGATTTTATTTCCATCACACTTGACGCACATGGTTGAGACTAAAGTAGGTGACGATACTCGCATTAGCATAGCGTTTAATACGTTTCTAAAAGGTTACATAGGCTCGGACGAAAGTCTGACAGGTTTGCATTTAGGGGAAGAATAATGGCGCACTATGCACAGATTGATGAAAACAATATCGTCACTCAGGTTATCGTAATTGATAACAAAGATACGGCAGATGCTTTTGGCGTAGAGAAAGAATATATCGGTGCTGCGTTCTGCGAGCGATTATTTGGTGGCACATGGAAGCAAACCAGTTATAACGGGAACAAGCGTAAGAACTACGCTGGTATTGGTTATACATACCAAGCAGATATAGATGCGTTTGTGCCTCCTAAGCCTTATGCAAGCTGGACACTAGACGCTAACGCTCAATGGCAACCACCTACGCTTATGCCTACAGACGGCACAATGGAAAGCCCTTACACATGGGATGAGGCTACAACCTCTTGGGTTCGTGTGTAATTATGAACTGGTCGGACGCGCTTAAAGCCGTTATACCTATTGTGGTTGCAAGCTTGGCTTGGCTGCTTGGCGAGGTTGGCTCGTTCAATACTCGCCTGACCAAGATTGAGGGTCAGATGCCATCGTTGATTACTCCGCAGGGAACACCTACAGACAGTCCGTTAAGTGCAGAGGCTAGGCACAAGCTAAAAGAAGATATTTACAAAGACCTGCATGACCTTCAGGTTCGCATCAAACTAATGGAAGAAAGGGCTAAGAAATGATTCCTATCGTCGGTGCGTTGCTTGGCACGCTTGCTGAAAGTGGGCTAGGTCTATTGTCTAGTGCTATTCAAGCTAAAGGCAAAGAGGTTGTAGAAAATACGCTTGGCATTAAGATTCCAGACAATCCTACTCCTGCGGATGTTGAAAAACTACGCCAGCTTCAATACGACCATGAAGAACGATTACTAGAGCTTGGCATTGAAAAAGCCAAGATGGAACTAGCAGAGCTGCAACTATTAGCTGATGCTGCCAAGAACGAAGATAACAACGTGTCTAACCGATGGGACGCTGATATGGCGTCTGATTCTTGGCTATCCAAGAACATTCGACCCATGAGCCTCATAGCCATTTTTACGGGCTATTTCTTATTTGCGATGATGTCGGCGTTCGGATACAACGCCAACGAGTCGTATGTTAATTTGCTTGGTCAGTGGGGTATGCTGATAATGGGTGCATATTTTGGCGGTCGCACGATTGAAAAACTTGCAGAGATGAGAGGTAAAAAATGAGCCTCGCACAAGAACAAGCCGCTTTCCTTTTAGACGCTTGCAAGCTTATTCAGTACGCAACTGAACAAGGGTTCGTTGTTACTGGTGGTGAGTTAGCCCGTACTCCAGAACAGCAAGCCATTTACTTTAAGAACGGTCGTTCTAAGACCATGAACAGTATTCATTTAAAGCGTTGTGCAATCGACTTAAACTTCTTCAAAGACGGCAAAATCATTTGGGACAAAGCCATCCTTGCTCCGCTAGGTGCTTATTGGGAATCTTTGTATCCAAAGAACCGTTGGGGCGGCAACTTTAAAAGCCTTGTTGATTGTCCTCACTTTGAGCGCAATGTCTAAAAATGCCACTACAAAAACTTCAACTACGTCCAGGTGTTAATAGGGAAGGTACAACCTTAGCCAATGAGGGTGGTTGGTTTGAGTGCGATAAGATCAGATTTCGTTCAGGATATCCCCAAAAGATTGGTGGATGGACTCCTATCTCCAGTAATACGTATGTAGGTGTTGCACGTTCTTTATGGAACTGGGTAACCCTGCGCGGATACAACCTGTTGGGCGTAGGAACAAACTTAAAGTATTACGTTGAGAGTGGTGGTGTCTACAATGACATTACGCCTATCCGTGAAACGGCTGTACTAACCAACCCTTTTACCACCACAAACGGCTCTGCCGTAGTAACGGTTACCGATGCAGCTCACGGCGCTATTAACGGTGCCTACGTAACTTTTTCTGGTGCTTCTACTGTAGCTGGGTTAAATCTTAACAATGAATACGTAATATTCAATGTTGACACTAACTCGTATCAAATTACAGCGGCTACTGCTGCTAATGCAGATGCAACTGGCGGCGGCACTGTAACTGCGGCCTACCAGATTAACATTGGCTTGGCTACGTTTGGTTATTTGACTGGCTGGGGCGCAGGTCTGTGGGGCGGTTTTGTCTACGGTACAGCCCAGACTAAATTGAGCCTTGCTCTAAATACAAGCAACACCACGATTGCAGTTAACTCAACTACAGGGTTTGCCAACGCTACTGGCACTCTGATGATTGGTAACAGCGAGCTAACTACGTACACTGGAAATACTTCCACTGCATTTACAGGCGCAACTCGCGGTGCCAGCGGGACTATAGCTACAGCATTCCCTGCAAATACGGCTGTGTACAACGCCGCTACGTTTACTGGTTGGGGTCAGTCTTCTGCTTACGGTATTGCAGAACAACCGCGCTTGTGGTCAGAGGCTAACTACGGTGAGTATCTGATTATCAACCCTCGAGGCGGCGCTCTGTATTTATGGGTGCCAGACTACAGCTCATCTGGAAGCTTACAGTT